CAAAAGACAATGGGAAAAACCGTTTTTATTGCTACTACAAAACGAAATTTGAAATTCCTGAAGATGAGCACAAGACAGCTGAAGATAAACCAACTTTCCAATCAGCTAAAATTAAATGCAAAGCGATCCAACGTTCAGATGGAAATTGGAGACATCGTTTAGATGAAGAAGAAACAGGATATGATGCAACCGTTGCAGCGAACTGGTTTAAAACAGTTCCAGCACCACCAACAGAAACAGCGCCGTCACTTAGCAAATAAAATTATAAAAAAAGGTACAGCTTAATGCTGTGCCTTTTATTTATGAAGGGAGATTCAATCATGCAAGAAAATCAAAAGACAGAATCATTTAAATTGGTTTTAAATCTACCCACTGGTAAAAAAACTTTTTTCTTACCAACATATATTTCATCTACGGATGGTTTTGAAGCAGCTGAATGGACAGAAAAATTAAATGTTGAAAATGTTCGTTTTGATGTGCTAAAAGAGGCTACTCATTTTGTTGTCAAAGTGTTTGGAAATCGATTTACGGTGGAAGAATTTCTTGAGGGAGTACACATTTGGTTTTTAACATCAACTATTTATGCTATTTGTTTAGCCATTGTAGGTCGTATAGCTGAGGCTGTGGCAGTTATTAATGCTATTGACTCAAAGACAAATTCAGCAAAAAAAAAGAGACAGAGGAACAGAAAGAACCGTTCAAACCAACAGAAATGATGTTAGGAATATACAATATGTTACAAGATTCAGGAATATCCCAAGCAGATATTAATCAGATGGATTTAGTGCTTTTCTTTAAAACATTAGCTTATAAGAAAAAGCAAGAAGATAAAAAAGTAGTCCGAACAGCAAATCAAGCACCAGATTGGTTGTAAAGGTAGGTGAGATAAATGGCTGGAGATATGGAAATTGGCGCACGAGTTACGCTTGATACCCAACGTTTTGAAAATGGAGTAGCAGGAATTAATCGTGGTTTACGTTTGCTAGATTCAGAGTTCAATTTAACAAGTGAAAGAGCTAGATTGCTTGGTAATTCTGTTGAACAGTTACAAAACAAGTTAACTCATTTGAATGAAAAATTCACATTACAAGGTCAAAAGGTAGAACATTACCGCCAGAAAATTGAACAAGCAAGACAAAAACAAGAGCAATTACAAGCCTCAAATCTAACATTGGCAGCATCAATGGAACGTCTTGAAACACAATATAATCAAGCAGTTCAGACCTTTGGGAAAAATTCGCAAGAAGCGAAACAATTGAAACAAGAATTAAAGCAATTGCAAGCTGAATATACAGCGAATGGACAGGCATTACAAAGATTAAATACACAAATTGATAACAATACAATTGCTATGAATCGTGCTGAAACAGCTCAGGCACGAATTCAAAATGAGATAAGAGAGACAAATCGTGAATTAGCTGAACAACAAAATCGCCTTCACCGTACTGGAGAACGGATGCGTGATACAGGGAATAAAATGCAAGATGTAGGCGGACAGGTTGGTACTACCTTTGCAGCCATGACAGGCGTTATTGGTGCTGGGCTTGCGATGGCTGTTAAAGAATCTATGAACTTTGAACAGAAAATGGCTGATATTCAAGCAGTTTCTGGTGCGACTGGAGAAGAGATGAAACAAATTGGTGACCTAGCAGTCACTATGGGGGAAAAAACAAAATACTCTTCTGTGGAAGCAGGACAAGGAATAGAGGAATTAATTAAAGCGGGGGTAAGCCTCACTGAGATTATTAATGGTGGTTTGGAAGGTGCCTTAAACTTAGCGACAGCTGGAGAACTAGAATTAGGAGAAGCAGCTGAAATTGCATCGACAGCTTTAAATGCGTTTAAAGCTGATCATCTTTCAGTAGCAGATGCAGCCAATATTTTGTCGGGAGCAGCAAACGCATCAGCTACTGATGTAAGAGAGCTTAAATATGGTTTATCGGCATCATCAGCAGTAGCAGCAGGAGCTGGTTTGACATTCAAAGATACAGCTACAGCTTTGGCAGTATTTGCGCAAAACGGATTAAAGGGTTCCGATGCAGGTACATCTTTAAAAACCATGCTAATGCGCTTAAACCCATCTACAAAAGAAGCATACAACAAAATGCGTGATTTGGGTCTTATTACGTACAATGCACAAGCTGGTTTTGATTTCTTGGTTAAAAACGGTATTCAACCAGCTTCCAGAAATGTAGGGGATATAGAAGTAGCTTTAGAAAAATATGTAATGAAAACAGAAGGCGTTACGAAATGGAATGATAAATGTGATACAACATTCCGCGAATTAGCAACCAGTTCTGCTTTTTTATCTTCAAAATTCTATGATCAGCAAGGACATATTCAAGGATTGGATAAAATTTCTGGATTATTAAACGAATCTATGAAAGATTTAACGGATCAACAAAGAAGTATGGCATTAGAAACATTATTTGGTTCTGATGCAGTACGTGGTGCAACAATCCTTTATAAAGAGGGCGCAGAAGGCGTTAATAAGATGTATGGAGAAATGTCGAAAGTCACAGCATTAGAAGTTGCTGAGACGAAGATGAATACAACTAAAGGTAAAATTGAACAGCTAAGCGGTGCTGTAGACACTCTTAAAAAGTCCTTTGGAGATGCTTTGTTACCGATATTAGTTGACGTTGTAGAGGGTGTTCAAGGTGTAGTGGATTGGTTTAATAATTTAGATGAATCTACACAACAAATGATTGCTAAAAGCTCGTTATTAGCTTTTGGGATAGCAGGAGTAACAACAGCTGTAGGATTTTTAGCGATGGGTATCGGTGCTTTATTAGCAAATCCAGTCGCTTTAGCAATTACGGGAGCTGTTCTTGCTGTAGGAGCGCTAGGTATAGCAATTGTTGATCTGAACGAAAAATCCAAACAGGCACAAAATGATATGGATAAGTTTGGACAAAGAGTAAGTGACGCAAGGAGTAAAGCAGCTGGTGCCTATGTGGATTTAAAAGATAAGGCTATCAATAACATGATGGATTTAAAGCTTAAAACAGGTGAAGAGGCGAATAAAGCAGCTGACGAAACCATTAAAGCTTTTCAAAGAATGACAAATGAAGTCATTAAAGAGTTAGAGGGAAAGAAAAGTGAATTTAATAAGATGTTTAGTCAGTTAATGGGAGCTGTCCCTGAGAGTGCCAAACAAACCTTAGAACAAGTTAAGAATAATGTCATTGAATCCATTAATAAAGAGATTGAAGTTGCTACACAAGCAGAAAAGATTTTGGAAGAGGGTATTAAAAGGTATCAAGGAGATACCATGAAAATGCCAAAAGATTTCGCTCAAAAATTCGAACAAGCATTACAGGTCGCTGACAAAAACGTTCAACAATTCTATACAAAAGCAAAAGAAATCACATCGATTTCGAAAGAGATTGAAGCTGGCGGAATGTTATCTTTAGATGCTGGAAAAAAACGGTTTGAAAGCATCATAAAAGTATATGAGGACGGTGTTAAATCTTTAGAGAAGCAAACTAAAGGTTGGCGTGAAAATGTAGAAAAAGCGTTTAAATTAGGTGAAATTAAGCCGGAAGAAAGAAAAGCAACTTTAGATGCTATTGCACTTTATGAATCTAAGCATGTGAATGATTTACAATCTATTAGAAATGATGGATTTAAAGTATTGCAACAACATATGAAGGAAGAAGATGCTGAGATTTTAGCGTCACAAGCCAAAAGGATTGAAGCAGAAGATAAAGGCTGGGGCGCACGCTTTAAAGCTGCATATGGATTTCGAGAAAAAGCAGCTGATTTAGAGCAAAGATTTAGAAGTGATCAAGAAAAGGCAGAAAAAGATTATCAAGATAAATTACTTCAGTATGAGTTGCAATATGGTAAATCTAAAATTGAAAGCATAGGAATGTATCTTTCTGAATTAAAAAAGGGTACAGAGTCATCTAGATTGTTAGCTGAATCAATGGCAAAAGAAATTGATGGGAAAATGAAAATTGATTTAGGACCCGCTGGGCAATTTACAATTGATACATTCTTACAGAAGCTTCAAAAGGGAGAATTAGATTCTTCAGCTGTAGCAACAGCAAATGCTAATAAACTGAAAGAAGTTTATAAAGTGGACCTATCACAAAGTGGTATTGAATCCATGCAAAAATGGATTGATGGTATTAAAACCAAAGATACTGGTGAAGTGAGAGAATTCCTAAGTAAAAATATGCAGGGTAATACCACAATTGATTTAGGAATCTATGGGAAAATGACAATGGATTCATGGATTACAGGACTTCAAACAGGTACTTTATCTTTTGATACTGTATTTCAGTTTTTCCAACAGCAAGTAAAAAATGGCGTGAAAGTAGATGCCACTCAAGAAGGTCAGAATAATATTCAAACTTTAATTAACGGGATGCAAATTGGAGCTTTATCTTTACCACAAGTAGCACAAACTATGGGGTTAGATATTAAAAGTAATGTTCAAGTTGATCTTGGAGAAGCTGGTCAATTTAATGTGCAGACGCTTGTGCAAGGGATGCAAAATGGCTCTATTAATGCTGAGCTAGCAGCAAAGGCGATTGCACTGTTAGTTGAAAATGGAGCTAAGTTAGATCTAACTCAGGTCGGATTTGATATAAGTCAAACACAGGCTAATGGAATTTCTGGTAATATGGCTCCAGAGAATGCAGCGACAGGAAAAAAACAAGCTGTGGAAGGAATTATGGGTAGTACCACTGATGGCGGTGGCGGAAGTAAGAGTGGTAGCGAACTAAGGCAAGGGATAATAAGCCAAGATGGCTATATTAAAGGGAGCGCATTGCAAGTAGTTGCTAGTGCTCATAACGCTTTTAGCACTATTAATGGAAACCCAGCAGGTAATCAAGGTGGACAAGGTGTTGGAAGTGGTATTGTTAATCAAAAAGGCTACATTAGAGGAAGTGCTCTGGAGGCTGTTACGTCGGCTCATGCTGGTTTTAATACAATCAACGGTACTCCACAAGGGCAAAAAGGTGGTAGTCAGTTTGCTCAAGGGATGGAAAGTACAAAAGGACAAGCGAGATCAAGTGGTTCTAATGTAGCGGAAAGTGGAAATTCCGGTCTGAAAAGTGTTAGTTCGGTGAGTCCTGGTGAAGCATTCTCAAGTGGATTTGCTAAAGGTATTTCCAATGGTCAATGGAATGTACAAACTGTAGCCGCTAGTTTAGCACGAGGTGCGTTTGAAGCATTGAAAGCTACACTTAATGTAAACTCTCCGTCAAAGTTAACTAGGGATCAAGGGGGTAAACCTTTTAGTGAAGGGTTTGCTCTAGGTATTCAAAAGGGATCTTATATGGCTGAACGAGAGAGTCGTACACTTGGCTCAAAGGCAAATAAAGCTTTAGTGAACGAGTTAGCATTAGGTAGTACTTCGAACAAGATGCAATTTACAGGGGTTCAAATGGCAAATGGAATTGCAGAAGGAATTAAAACACAATATTCCGTTGTAAGGGATGCATTACAAAATACAGTATCAGGAGCTGTTAATAGTATACGTTCTTTAAAACCCGAAGAAATATTTAGTTTTCAGGGAGATGATCCGTTAACTAAATATTTTAATGCTATTTTTGTAGATGGAGATTGGCAAAACGATTGGATTACACATATTCCTGAAAGTATGCGTGATATGGTCAGAGAAATTGGTCGTCAAATGGAAAGGTTTGAAGGGCTTTCTGTTTATGATGTTGGGAACCTTTCTAGATGGAGAGAGGTGTTATCAGACAACCCTAATGTTGTTCAATATAGACCTGACAATGATAATCCAGACAAACAACCATATACAAAACAAAAACCTGTATATATTGAGATTCCAGTTGTATTGGAAGGACGGGAGATAGCAAGAGTAAGTCATCAATATATAACTGAATATCAAAATAGAGCACAAGAAAGAAACTCAGTCTTTTAGATTTGGGTTTCTTTTTTTGACAAAAGGAGTGATATGATGAGTTCTTTTTCATTTAATGGGGAACGGAAGAGTTATATTCACATCGAAAGAGGATGGAAAAGACCAATATGGGCACCGTTAAGAAGGAATTTCCTAAGTGTTCCGAGTTATCCAGGAGCAAGATTATTAAATACACAGACTGAAATGCGTGTGTTTTCTGTTCCTGTTGGTATTATTGCTCCATCTGGAGTTGATATGAAAATACTTAGTGAAGATATAGCGAGTTGGTTAATTACAGATCAACCAAAAGAACTTATTTTCGATACAGAACCTGACAGAACTTATTTAGCTGTTGTAGATGAAGAGTTCGATGCTGATGAGTTTGTAGAAATTGGACAAGGAAATTTAAAATTCATTTGTCCAATGCCATATAAATTAGGCAAAACAAATACTCACAAGTTTACTCAAGAGTGGTCTACAGAAACAACTTCTTATTTCACGAATAAAGGAAGCGTAGAAGCTCCAGCATTAATTGAAATGACTGTAAAAAAACCAAGTACCTTTTTAGATATATGGTTTGGAGAGTATCCGCATGATCGTAATTATTTTAGAATTGGCTACCCTCTTACTGTGGAAGAAACAACAGTACAAGAGCGGGAAAGAGTCATGTGGGATGAAATGGCTACTCCGATAGGGTGGACACCTGTTACAGGTCAATTTGACGATATGAAGGGGACAGGCTCTTTTAAAGCACGAGATGGTTATGCTTTATATTGTGAGGATTATGGAAAGGAAAAAGGCTTCCACGGAGCTATGGCTAAAAAGAATATTCCGTCAGGACCATTACAAGACTTTGAAATGGAAGCATGGGTACGTTT